ATTTAACAGACGCTGGTGAGTATACTGGTAACTTTGTAGCATTACCTAATAATAGAGTTAGAGCTACAAACCCTGCTTTATGGCGTGTTGGAGAAGGAGCACCAGACTTTATGCCTTCTCAATGGACACATTCAGCAGAACAACATGAGAGCTATATGGATCCGAACATAACATTTGACAATTTATATGCTCCAGAGGAAGATTAAATGACAGAATTAAGTGTAGCAGCAAAAAGAAAATTAATTAAAGAGCTAAAAGGTGCTTCTAAATTGCACGCAAAACAAGCTAAACAAATAGAAAAGTCTTTAAAAAAAATTAAAAAGAAATAATGACAACATCAAATAGCACAAACTTTGAACCAGATGTAACTGAGTTTATAGAAGAAGCGTTTGAAAGATGTGGGCTTGAACTTCGTACTGGTTATGATTTAAAAACAGCAAAAAGATCTATTAATCTTATGTTAGCTGAATGGGCTAATCGTGGTCTTAACCAATGGACTATAGAACAAACAACGCAAACAGTTACTAAGGGCACTGCTGAATATACTTTAAACTCTAATGTTATTGATATATTAGATTGTTCTATAAGAAGAAATACTGATGGAACTAATATTGATTTACAAATGTCAAAGATTAGTAGAAGTGAATACTTAAACATTCCAACCAAAACTACTGAAGCTAGACCTTCTCAATTTTTTCTTGATAAACAAATAGCACCTGTATTAAAAATATGGCCTACGCCAGAAAACTCTACAGATATATTAATATTTAATAAGTTAGTAAGAATGGATGACGCAGATACAGCTATCAATACTATGGACATGCCTTTTAGATTTTATCCTTGTTTTGCTGCTGGTCTTGCTTATTACATAGCAATTAAAAAAGCTCCAGAAAGAGTGGTTATGCTAAAACAAATGTACGAAGATGAGTTTGAAAGAGCATTATCTCAAGACGAAGATAGTTCTTCTTTTAGGATTGCACCCTTTTTAAGACACGGATACTAGAATGGCTTATGCAGCTGGTAAATTTGCAAGAGCTATTTGTGATAGATGTGGCTTTGAATATAAGCTTTCTCAACTTAGAGAAGAATGGAATGGAGTAAAAACTTGTAGAGATTGTTTTGAAACTAAACATCCACAGCTTGAACCATTACCACATGTAGCAGATCCAGAAGCTTTGTATAAACCTAGACCAAATACAGACTTGGAGTTAGGGCAAGGAGCAGTTTATACTAATAGCGGTAATTCTAATTCTTCTATGACAGATGATCCTATAGGATCTAAGATTTTAGGATATGAAATGACAGGTTCTATTGGCGAGGTTACAATAACAGTATGACACTAGCAGAATTAAAAACATTAATCCAAAACTACGTTCAAAACGAAGAGACTACTTTTGTTGCAACTCTTAATGACATGATAAAAAATACAGAAGAAAGATTATTTGAATTAATACAGTTTGACTTGTTTAGAAAGAATGTTACAGGTGATTTAACAACTGGAGTTACTTATCTAACAGCCCCTTCAGATTTTCATTTAAGTTTTTCATTAGCTGTTATAGATGCTAGTGGAGACTATCACTACCTAGATAAAAAACACCCAAGTTTTATGAGAGAACATACTCCTGATCCTACAGATACAACACTAAGAGGATTACCAAAATACTATGCAGACTTTGATAAAGAGCTTTCTAGTAGCACAGATAACGGATCTACATTAATTATAGCTCCAATACCAGATGCTAATTATTCAGTAGAGTTACATTATTTATACAAACCAAACAGTTTAGTTAATGACACAACAGGAACATGGCTATCAAAGAATGCTAGAAACGCGTTGTTATATGGCTGTTTGTATGAGGCATATACTTTTATGAAAGGTGATACTGATTTATTAGCTTTGTATGAAAATAGATTTCAACAAGAAGCAGCAAGGCTAAAAAATAAAGCGGAGGCTAGAGGAAGAAAAGACGAATATCGTTATGATTCGCTTAGAAACGTCACCACTTAAAGAGAGAGAAGATGGAGAGAATAAAAAGCCTAGAGGGTAAAACTATAGCTATTGTCGGTCTAGGCAAAAGTTGGTTTGAATATTGTTTAGCAAAATCACACGGAGTTCACTTTGATGAAGTGTGGGCTACAAATTCTGTAGCAGATGTAATATTTCATGACAGAGTATTTATGATGGATCCCGCAAGTAGATTTTTTGATACTGATAATGCAGGAGGTCAAACCGATAGCATGATAAGAGTGTTAGAGAAACATAAGGGGCCTATATATACTTGTGAACTAGATGATCGTGCACCAGGTTTAGTAGAGTATCCAATAAACGAAATACTAAAAGATACTGATTGTTACTACTTAAACAACACAGTAGCATACGCAGTAGCTTTTGCTTTATGGAATAAAGTTGGTACTATTAAAATGTTTGGTATTGATTTTACTTATAAAGGTAACTTACATTTTGCTGAATCAGGTAGAGCATGTGTAGAGTTTTGGTTGGGTAAATGTATGAACGCTGGTATTCAAGTTGAAGTAGCATCCTCTAGTGGGTTGTTAGATACCTGCATACCTGTTCATGAAAAGTTGTATGGATACCATCGTTTAGATGATCCTTTGGTTGCATCACTAAATGAAGATGGATCTATTTATGCTACTAAGAAAAGTAATATAAATACAATTAAAAACGAAACCAGTTATAAACTAGCAGATAGATATGACTCACATTTGGTAGAGCCAGGAGATCCAAAAGAATGGTAGGTAAAATTACACCAAGCGGTATGCCCGAACTAGGCATGGTTGAAATAGCTACAACTAGCTTTGGTGGACATCCTCCAGAGTTTTGGGCAAAGCAATTAACAGAAAAAATAGTAGGTGTTTCAGACAATAATGAAAAACATATACAAGATCAAGCTAGAGCCTATAAAGATTTAATTTACCAAGTATGTTTGATATATATTAAAAATGCTTTAAAATCTTATAAGGCTACTTTAATACAAGATTTATCTAGTGGAGGTAGCGAGGATTTGGCAAAAATAATTAAAGGTATTTAATATGGCAATAACATCAACATTAACAACCAGCTTTAAAAAGGAACTTTTAGAAGCTAAACATAATTTTTTAGCATCAGGAGGCAACTCTTTTAAACTAGCTCTATACACAAGTTCAGCTACATTAGGTGCTACTACAACTGCATTTACTACAACTGGTCAAGCTAGTGGAACTAACTATACATCTGGTGGAGCAGCTTTAACCAATGTAAATCCAACAAGTTCTGGTACTACTGGGTTTACTGATTTTGCTGATTTAACTTTTGGTACTGCTACTATAACTGCTCGTGGATGCATGATTTATAATGACACAAACGCTGACAGATCAGTAGCAACTATTGACTTTGGTGGAGATAAAACTTCTACTTCAGGCGATTTTACAGTAGTGTTTCCAGCAGCAGCAGCGAGTACAGCGATAATAAGAATAGCGTAAAATGGCGCAGCTACTAAGTGGTTGGGGTAGAGCTGGCTTTGGAGAGCTAGCATTTGGTGAAGGAACTATACCTGTCACCCTTACCGCACCAGGGGCAGGAACTACGGGCGCACCAGTTGCAGGCGTAAACGCTCAAGCAATAGCCTCAGTTCCAGGTTTAGCAGGCTCAGTAGGATCATTATCAGTCCTTGTAGATGGTGAAGCTAATGTAGTTCTTACAGGGCAATCATCAACCAGTGCTTTAGGCACTGCATCTTTAATAACAAATAATAATTTATCAGTTACTTTAAATGCTTCTGTTAGTGCATTAGGATCTGTTAGCACAGATTGTAAATCTAATGTTACACTTGTAGGACAAGAATTAACTAGCTCTTTAGGAGTAGTTTTAGTTTGGTCACGTATTGATGAAAATCAAACTCCAAACTATACTAGTGTTACAGGAACACAAACTCCAAGCTGGGTTGAAGTAGCTTAATAAGAGGAATATAAAATGGCATCAACATACGTAAATGATTTAAGACTTGAGGAAATGGCAACTGGTGATCAGTCAGGATCATGGGGAACTACAACAAATACCAACCTTGAACTTATAGCAGAGGCCTTGGGTTATGGAAC